CGTCAGTTATCAGAGAGGCAGCTTGACCCAACCCCTCTTTCATTTCACGCTGACGCTCTTCCTCTGTAAGTTTTATACCAGCACGACGCTTCTCAAGGATGGACATACCCTCTGTGTCAGCATTCTCCGTATCTTGGATATAGGCTAGTTCACTGCGCTTCATTATAGATTACCAGTTTTCTGTAGTGTGGCGGCATATTGCAATGCCCACTGTAGCACGTTGACATCACGTCCTGCAATGGCGATAGTCTTATCACGATCTGCCATAACGGAATTACCGCTAAACTTATCACGATATTCTTGATCAACTAGAGCCTTGATACCACGTGAAGTGTTTTGCCAAGACGTAACATCTAGTGTGGTAAACGGCTCATCTCTACGATCTGCCTCACGTTCAATGCGCGTAGTGGCACGCGCCTTTGCTTGCGATATAATATCACGTGCTGCGTTTTTAAGCATTAGACGTTTGCCCTCAACATTCTCGTCACGGTACTTAGAACTGCGAATGATATCTTCCATACGTTCATTTAGATTCAATACGCCTTCGTCACGTGAGAGTTCTTGACGCATGTACATGTCCAATACCTCGTTGCGCTGACGCTTGTATATATCATATGGTGAGATGCCAAGATACCCCATCTCCTCTTGCAGCAGGTTCTTAGCTTCACGCTTACCGAAACCAAAGATTTGTTTCTCAATCGGATTGACGCTACGCAGAGGACCAGTTTGGAAAGGTGAACGTGCAGGACGTGGGTTGTCCAGAGTGAGCGGGGGCAGTGACCTGCCAGCACGAGCGGCAGCTACATTATATATGATGTCGAACATGGTCACACCGTAATCACCCTCACGTGTTTCTGGGATCATACGCGCACGCTCATCTGTAGCACCATAGAAGTCGCGGACGACTGCGGCTGGCAGTGTGAACGTATTGAGAACATTGCCCAGCGTTTCGCCTACAGCTTTGGCAAAGCGACCATCTGATGCATCCTGATAGAATTGATCAAGTGCGTACAGCCCCATGCCGGTACGGAACGTGGAGCCAAGCAGTGCTTGCATGGAGTCGCGCAGCGTAGGCACAAGGCTTTCAGGCGTAGCACCATTTTGTTGGCGATATATGATATCAGCAACAAGCATGAATGGGGCAAATGGGCCATACACAGGACGACCATCCACAATCTTGCCATCGTTAGTCTTGAACTCATACCAGTTTACATCATCACCTTGTGATGCTCTCCATTGATATGCAGCAAACATCATGGTTGCGCCAGTGAACTGTTTCGGTAGTTTTTCTTGAAGGTATTCACCAGTGCTACGCGCAGGAAGTTTAGAACCAAGACGGTCCAGTGGCAACATACCAATCAGAGGCGCATGTTCATAGGTAAACTTTAATTGATTGGCGATAAAGCGGGGGAAAGGCATGAAGCTAGAAAGAAGGAAAGGTATTTCTCTGTGTTTCTGCAAGAAACCACGTGTAGCCTTACTAAGAACATCATCACCACGGAAAGAACTTTGATATGTAAACTCATACGCATCGTCCACTGCTTTGCGCAGCAGGTCTTCGTCAATGGTATTTAGCTCCCCTTTGCGAATAAGTTCATAGAGGTCTTTACCATCGTCAGCCAGACGACGACGGAGAGAGGCTGCAAGAGCAGTCTGCTTAAAGTAATTATCTGACGCAGTGTTGAGTACATTTACCTTGCGTCCTATCTTTGCAAGTGCTGTCTCACCTGCGGATTGTGCAGATAAATCAGCAGCTTCGCGGAACAACTTGGCTGCTTCTTCTGGGAAGTTGTCAGCATATACCTGCCGAATAACACGTGCTTCGTATGGGTTGAGTGCATACTTAGCCATATCAAACACACCATCAAGAGGCTGACGGAAGTTTACCATGTTGTCAAACATGCGAGTGGTGGCATCAATACCTATACGAAAACCACCATTGAGATTGTTACGCATAGTGGTGGCAAGCTGGGAAGTCATCAAGCCTAGACGCATACTATCTAGATCACGTAAGTATTGTATTTTACCTGCGTTATCAGATATTTGCCGTGCCTCTTTACCTGACAGCGAAGAGATACCTGCTTCGTGCAGTTCATCTACCTCTTCGATCAGCTTATCGACAGGTGTCTTTGGTCTGCGTCCACCTAATGCTCGTTTGACAGTAGAACCTGTCGCTAGCTTGCGTCCAGCTTCAGACATCTCTGCATAATACATAAGGGAGAATTGGTCGAGGGTAAGATTGTGTTCGTGCATGATGTGACGAATGTCATCTATTTTGTCTATTTTACCTTCACGAATAAGGCGGGTGATACCTTCAGTGATGCGATCACCTTTGTTTAGCTTAATTTGTTTTTTAACTCTGATGGCTGCTGCGGCAATATTATCAAACACATCAGAACCAAGTGCAGCTTCCATAGTCATACCGGGTTGCAAGTTCTGTGCAATCCTACGCCCAATAGCAACTTTCATTGGATCAAGTTCGTTGAGAGTTTCTTTTACCTCTTTGATTTCAGATGCTTTGGCATTTTTTAGAACGCGCTTGCTTTCATCGCTGGCTTTAGCAGCACGTTTAGCTGCAGCCATTTCTGCCTGTTCATACAACTCATCTGCCTTGCTGGCAGCTTTAGTTTGTTGCCGACCAGTGATAGCACCGATAGCACCACCAGTAATCGCGGACAGTCCACCTGTCAACGCTACTTGTTCACCACGAATGTCTTCTTGCAAGCCTGTCTCTACACGAGTCTGTTCTTGTGCCAATGCCTGACCAGTACCGATGGCACCCTCGACTGCAGCAGCTTTGAGTGCTGACGGCGCACGACGCAAAGCACTAGACAGTACCTTACGCACTCCAATCTTGGCAGCTTGTGTGCCAGCTACAGCAGCAGCTTTACCTGTGCCACCAGTGACAATGCCAAGATACGTTGACGGCGCAGTGGCAATGCCTTGCGCATAGTCAAGCATCATGCGACCATAGTCACTTACTTCTTCAAGATCATCAATGCGATCATACGCATCAATCAAACGTGCAAAGGTTTGCTTACCCTGCCTGTCTGCATTTTGTGCGTACTCAAGATCACGAAGAGCCGTAATCTCATTGACATTCTGGTAGCGCATATGCTCCATGAATTTATCAATGACCTCTTGGTTGGTCATCAAATCTTTTTCGCCATTTCTCTCACGTAAAAAATGTGTAGCGTCAGCGATAAAGTCTGAATCAGACGCCAAGTCCTCACGTGTAATGGTGTCTTTTTTGTTGTATTCCTTTAACATTTTTGGAGACTTACCCTCCTACTGTGCCGTATATTTTCTCATGGATTGGAGATTGGTTAGTCTTACCTTCAAGTTTATTTAGAATACGTTTTGTCCACTCTTGATGTTTCTTTACTGCGGCAGCTTTTGTGGCTTCGCTTTTCATAAACGCTTCTAGTGCTGCTGCTTTAGCTGCCTCAAATGCAGCATTTCTTGTATCCTCGTCAACACCTTCAACAGCTTTTAGAAATTCATTGGCAATTGTATTTGGATCACCAGTGAACTCAAAGTTTTTATCGGCTCCACCGTCACCTGCTGGCGTTGGCGTATAATAACCGGACTCTTCAGCCCACTCAACCAATTCAACAAACATCTCATTTCTATCTGTAGCAGAAAACCTATTCTTACCGCGCTTTGCAAGCATTTGAGCAATCTTAGTATTTAATGCTGCTCTTCTTTCCGGCTTCTCAAACTCATATAAAATTCCATCTCTTGTTACGTTACTCTTTCCACCTACAAAATCAGCGCCATAATTGAATAGAGTCTGCGCCATAGATTCCAAACCGGGTTGTCCTGTTTCGCCACCTTCAAGTGTAGACGCAGCTTGTTTAGACGCTAAAGGATCAACGATACTAATGACGCCACCTTCCGGTGCCGTACCATACTCCAAGTCATCTGTTGCAATTGCTCTAAGTTCAGCTACATTCATACCAGATGCAGCCGCAGCAGCTTCTGCGCGTTCAGTCATAAAGGCACGCTGCAATCCGCTACCGCCCATGTCAGCAAGAGCGTCAGAAGTGGACATGCCAGAAGCAACCTTGCCCATTACACCATCAAGGATTTCATCCATAGTCTTACCGGACTCTTGATAGTCAGGACCAAACTTAATAATATCGGCTGGTTTATATGCAAGGTCTGGATTGTCTTTACTTACCGCTTCAAGATTATTGATGTGTTTTACAACTTCTTCGTACTTATTCTGATACAGAGCAACAGCAATCTGGTCGTTGGTAAAGCCTTTGCTACTAAGAAAGTCTGCAGCATTCTTCATACCCATGCGCAGCTTCTTGCGTTCCTTAATTGCAGGTACGCCAAGCCTAGTCCAATCAGTCATGTTCTGATCAATTAGATCATATGCAGACTCACGCTCTTCTCTAAGAAATTCAGAACCGCGTTTGGCTGCGCCACCAATTGCCGCCATCAAACTAAATGCCATCAGATTTTCTCCTTGCCATTAGACCGCGAGGTTGTTCTTCTTCCAATTCAGGTTTCTCTTGCGGCGGCTCTTCTACCTTCATATCTGCATTGTTTATATCATTTAATGTTAGTGCTATTTCAGACTGCATAGGCTTACCTTCCCGCTCGTCAGTAGACAGTTTAGTGTGTTTCACACCAGCTTGCTCTGCCATATCACTGACAATTTCTGCAAGTGCTGGAGTGATAATCATACCTACATCTACGCTATGCAAGCCGTCCATTACCCCGCCAAGTTGCATAGTGTCCACTAGCGTGTCAACAGGTACACCCATTTCAAGCAGGTCTAACATCTGCCCTGCCTGTTGATCATCTGTTATACGTTCCACATAAAACGCAAGCGCCTGTTCAGGTGTAGGAAATTGAGCAGGACGCTGCCACGGACGATCACCTACAGGTGCAGTCAGCGATTGACCGGGAATAGGTGCATCTAATGAGATTGCAGGTTCATTACGTTTTAGCATTGGCTATACTCTTCTGTACACGACGGAGCAGAGAAACTGCTTCCGGTTCATTTATATCTTGCATCGTATCATTCATGCGTTTTAAAAGCAATCCTGTTTTTTTAGGAGCAGGTGTTGCTTTAACCCTATTATCGTTTTTAATATAACGATGTGCGTTAGCTATTGTCTGTGTTGCCATAAGTGTTTTCATGTTAGAATCCAAACTTCCAAGCTGTGCTTACACCTGTCGTAAATAGGTCTGTCATAAAACTACCAACAGATGCGCTTGACTGATAATCATTTTTAAGTTGTTGTATATTCGCTGACGAGTCAGCATTGATCTTAGCGATAGCCAAACTAGCATGACGTTCAGCTTCATTGTCTGCGCTTGTCCATGCCCACTCCATCGTGTCGGCATAATATTGCCACAGATTTTCATACGCAGACTGTGAGATGCCAAGGATAGCTTGCGCATTAATTTGGTTGGCTGCATTAACAGCGGCGGTATCAGCAGTAGCAATCTCACGACGCCATACTGCATTAGCCTGTGCAATAGCAAGCTGGTTCTGTGCGTTAAATTGATCACGTTGATTGTTTAGTTCAGCATTGAAACGCTCAACTGTGTTAGCCTGACCTGCATTATATTGCGCCTGCGCGTTCATCTGTGCCGCATTGAACTGCGAAGTCTGACTTGACAGGTTGGCAAAGAATTGATCTACTTGGTTCTGGCTAGTGGCATTGAATTGACGTGCTGCGTTTTCTGCAGCTTGATCTGTAAACAGACTTTGAATACGTTGCTGCGCCTTGAACAGTTCTGTTTGCTGTTGGTTTGACAGGTTAGCCATATCCATCTGCAGGAAAGACTGCGCATTTTGTACCGCAGCCTGTTGACGGTTGTTGAGATTTGCAGTGTCCATCTGTGCCAGCGCAGCGGCCTCTGCCATGACAAGTGCCTGTTGATTAGACAGGTTATTTAGGTTCATGGTATTGGCAGCGCGGCTGTTCTCAAGTTGAACTTGTTGTTCAGCAGTAAAATTTTGATTAGCAATATCGCCAATACGCGCAGAGTTTTGTACACGCGCTTGGAAAGCCTGATCGAACTCCTGACCAATAAACTGCGCACGTTGTTGTGCAGCAAGCATAGCACGCTGCTGGCGATTAGACAAATTTTGTGACTCAAACTGTGCGACAGTGGCAGCGTCTGCCTGTGCAATTGGTAGTGCCGATTCAATTGTTGCTTGCACAATAGCCTGACCTGCAATGCTACTTGCGCCAAGGCCACGCTGTGCCATCTTTGCTGTCGCATTACGCATAGCGCCTGCGGCCCATGCGGGTGGATTAGCGGCGTCAAAGTTAGAAGTAAGTTGTGCAAGCTGACCTTGTACAGTAGCTTGTGTGCTAGGCGTTGCTTCAGCGGCTTGTATCTGTTCAGTAAAGGTGGCAGCAGTCTGTGCATCTGCTGCACCTGTGACAAGTTCACCAGCTTGAATATTACGTTGTACAGGATTGTCAATCAGAATAGCATTGCCCTGTGCGGCAGTGACGTTGCCCACACTAGATGCCGTTTGCTGGGCCGCTGTGACCTGCGCACGCGGGTCTACAGTGCCTTGTGCTGCTTGGGTAGCTTGAACAGCCGTACTGACCGCTGGTGCGGCTTGTGCAGCCTGCATCTGTGCCGCTTGACCTTCTTGTTCTGGTGTGGCAGTGTACATATCAGCCATTGCAGTTGGCACAGAAACTTGACCTGTAACAGTGCCAACATTAGGTGGAATGTACTGGCCCGGTTCGCTGGGCATCATTGCTGCTTGCGTCACACCACCCGGCGGCAGTCCCGGTTGGAACATACGTTGAACGGTAGTTTGCTGCACAGTTTCTGGTGGGGTTGATTGTGAAGCAGGTGGTGTCGTCCCACCTTCCTGCATCTTTACTACGCCGCCTCTTGCCATCTGCATAGCCTGATTGGTAAAGTTTTGCATCTGCTGCTGCCGCATTGGGTCTTGAGCAAGAAAATTTTGAAACCCTTCCATGTTACCCTGATAGCCCATAGATCGCGCTATCTTTTCCATGCCGCTAGGCTTAAATGCTCTGAACATTGCCATTATCTAAATCCCATAAATACTGATACCACCATTGCTACCACAAGGATAGTGCTACCCATAATCATTGCTTCAAGTCGCCACATGCGCTTGTCTAAACCTTCTAGTTTCTCTTGCACGTTAGCATACCGAATAGCACATTCTTTTTCATGTGCCTCTAGTTCCATCTGTGTCTTGAGTGCAGGTTCCATTGACATCTTCATTAGCTACCTGCTTCTAGTGCTGCGACTTTCGTTTCAAGAGTTTCAATTCGCGCCATTGCTTCCTGTAAGGCTTTGACTGCTTTCATGTAAAGAACAGAATACTTGACAGCTTTTGTTGTCGTACCTAAATCTTTTCCATCATCGTCACGGTCTATTGCTTCTGTAATTAGACCAGACATACCAGCGGTTTCAACTTCTTGCGCAACAACTCCAAGACGCCACAAATTATCACTATCACCTTTGTCGGCCACATCTGATTTCATTTTATACTTGCGAACTGTCAGCGCCTTGATATCATCCCACTGCGAAGATGCATTTGTAATTTGCTCTTTTAATTTTTGATCTGATGTTGCGCCGTAGCTATTGTCGTGGTTTTGTACATCGCCTTGATTAGTAACAATAAAACGAGTAGTAGAAGAGTCCTGCGCAAGAATAAAATTCTCATTTCCATCGTCGTCTGCTGCGCCAGACAATTGTATGAGAACTCCATAAGGATTAGTACTACTAGTATTGTTAAAAATAGCAGCGTAACCATCATCTTTTGACCCTGCAACGGCTAATGGTGAAGTTGCAGTTGTAGTTCCAAAACTAGTGTAACCACTAGAATTAATATACTGACGAATGTTACCATCACCATCCGACAGCACGATGTTATTGTCAGATGTGCGGATGTCTAAGCCGCCGCTGTTGCCGTCGTAACAACCAATAAGCGTGTTCTTTGCGCCTGTTGTAATGGCATTACCTGCCCTCGAACCTATGGCAGTATTTTTACCAACGGCACCACTAACATTATCAAAGTTAAACAATGACAAGTAACCTACAGCAGTGTTGTCACCCGTGGTCTGACTATTATACATTGATCTATAACCTACCGCGACATTATTATCACCACTTACATTTATTTTTAGTGCTGACGATCCTACAGCAACACATTCGTGACTATTATTTTGAATATTGTTGCCGCCGTTGTCCGTCTGCCCAGTCATTGCCTTATGACCTATTACAGTATTGTCATCAAATATATTGCTGGCACCGATCTTAGCTGCCTCAAATCCCATAACAGTATTTCTTGATGCGCCGCTAGGTATATTCATAACCAGTGCATCTTCACCTAAAACAGAATTTTCTGTGCCTACGTTATAACTTCCGCTTAACTTCAACGTGCCACCATAAAGGGTTGTATTACCGTTTTGTGTTAAGGCACCAGTATAATTGATGGTGCCACTGCCATTAATTTGTTTACTATTAAGATCAAGGTTGCCGCCTAGTTGTGGTGATCCGTCACTAACCAAGTTTGTTGAAGAAGTAACTCCAGTAAGATTAGAACCATCAATGGCAGGTAGCGTACCTGTAAGGTTAGCGGCAGGAATGTTGCCTGTTCCTGTAATATTATTGTTATTCAAATCCAGATCGCCACCCAATTGAGGAGCAGTGTCTTCAACTACATTTTTAAGGAGGGCTGAACCGTCTGATAAGTTAGATGAGGCAATTGTAATATTCCCTGTACCGTCAAAAGACTGTCCAGCAATTGTACGCGCAGTTTCTAATGCTGTTGCCGTGGCCGCGTTACCGCTTGTATCCTGATTAAGTGTACCAACAACTAAATCAATAGTGCCATCACCATCTTGATATGTTGCAGTAATGCCTGTTTCTGTATTACCAGTAAACATTGCACCAACAGTATCTTGAACAACTTCAGATAAATCTATATTTCCCGTACCATCAAATGACACACCGTGAATTGTTCTAGCTGTTTCTAATGCTGTCGCCGTAGCAGCGTTACCGCTTGTATTCTGATTACCCGCAGTATTAACACCCGGAAGATCAATGTTACCAGTGCCATCAAAACTGACGCCACCAATGTTACGTGCATTTTGTAGTGCTGTCGCCGTGGCAGCATTACCTGTTGCACTACCTGCTGTGCCAGACACGTTACCTGTAACATTACCTGTTACATTACCTGTTACATCGCCTGTTACGTTACCTGTCAGTGAAGCAGTAATGGTGCCAGCAGAAAAATCGCCACTGCTATCACGGGCTACAATAGTGCTTGCCGTGTTAGCATTAGTGGCGTTAGATGTTACTGTAAATGCTGCGCCTTCAGCACTTGCGGAACCAGAAAGACCCACGCCACTTACTGCACCAGTAGCAACATAGTTACCTGTAGTCTTTGTACCAAGTGCAACAGCATTGTTGGCAATGCCTGATGCGTCAATCTGTGGACCTTCGCCTGTCGTACCATCGTGGCTGTGACCGCTTGATGCATTAAAAGCAGCTTGAACTGCATCAAACTCACCATCTAGATCAGAGGCGTTGATTACGTTTCCGTCTGCAATATTGTTAGCGGTATCATTACGAGTGTAACCTGTACCCATTATTATCTCCTAGCGTTTGTTATATACTGCAAAGTAGCAGAGTCAATTGTAAATACAGCATCTGTGCTGCTACCTAATGTTTCGTACAATATTGACACGACAAATCCTGAACCTCGTGTCTGCACATTAAAGATTGCGTCTGGCGCTGTTCCAAAAATAGAAGTAGATGCACCATATGTAGCAGAACCGTAAGTGACTGTTGCTGAAGAAGAACTGTCTAGCTGTTCAGAACTTTGATTAGAACCTGCCTGTGCGTAGTCAAACTGTAATGTCTGACGTAACTCAAACGCACCATTAATCTTTAAATAAGCTGTGCCTTTGTATATGGTCTTGCGAACAGATGGATCATTTAGTGGGACAAACGGTGTAGCAAAGCTGGCAATAATATTTGTTCCGTCAAATGTATTGCCTGATTCCATTTGATATACGTAGCCATCGTTGTTGGCAAAATATATTAACTCGTCAAATTCTTCGTACTCACTGTGGGCTACATGTGCGTTAATGCCACGTAGATCGTTGAAGACTACACCTTCTTGCAACTGTGTAGCAGCAATTCCTTTTGCACCCTCAATAGCACCAGAAGACAAAAATGCAAATATTCTATACTGGCTTTTCTCACGAATGACTGTGCTTGTAAATCCACTAGCACCACTACTAATCAGGTCAAGCATCTCCGACTGAATAGTTTTCGATACAGCACCAAGACTAAAGTCGCCAATCCTGTCAGTTGCAGAGAACAGACGCAAGCCATCAGGTCCAAGGAATATAATGTCACCACCAATTTCCTGAATTGTATCTGGGGCCACACAACCTAAGTCACGAGACACAGGCTGTAGCGTAAAGTCTGCCACACTGTTGCCATTAAGTACAAAGATACTGGTCTTACAGAAAACAATTAGTTGCTCACGGAATACAGTAAGTCCTGTAATCTCATCCGCAACATTTATTATACCACCACCATTGGCAACTGTAAAGTCATCATCTTCATATGGCGCAGAAAAAACTATCTTTTTTCCGTTACCCAGTACAATGTGGTTCTTAAAGTTGACAATAAAACTTGCACCAGAGGTGTCACTAGACAAGGACGATAGCTGGGCAAAGGTTGAACCATCAAACCTAAACGGCTTGCCCGTGTCGTCCACAAGCATTAGCTTTTCTGTGCCGTCAAAATCGTACTTCAGAAAACGTACTTTGCCTGACCCGCCGATTGTAACACCGGCACTGCTGAAAGAACCATTGTCACTTATCTGCGTCCAACCTGATCCCGCAGACCTGAATAGGTCATTGCCTCTTACTGCATATACCTGACTGTTGTATCTAGTTAGACCACGAACCACACCTGTATTGCTTAGTGCGTTTGTGTCAAACTTACTAAACCCTTCAACTCGTCTGTACCCACCAAAGATGGACGGTTCAAAGTTACGCAGTATACGCGCTGACCCCGGTGCTTGCACACCCTGTTGGGTAGGAGCAAGATTAGTAATCAACCCACCTCGAAATTCAAAAGGATATGTCTGCCAAGCATCAGCCATTTATAACACTTTCTAGTATAGTTATATGCACAAATTTATATTTGTCAAGAGATTAATCAAACGCTGCACCCGGAGTAGACGTAGCTGCACCAAGCCTTCCACTAGAGATGCTACTAGGTATGAAAGTTGACCTGACATAGTCATAGCGATTAATCAAAAGACTGCGCATATTTTTGATGCCTTCTTCAAATTTTTCTTTTGCAATTATTGCGTCTTGAGAATTACCACGGAATAGATATGCGTAATGCATGGCACCATCAGTGATGACATGTTTAAACCTTTCTGGTATAGCGGGTACGTCATCGTGGTTTTCTAAGTCTACAGGTATCCTATAATATTCATAGATTACAGTGTAGGCTTTATCTGGAGGTGGCACTAAACCATATTCTTGTGACGGTGTGCGGAATACAAAGTTGGGAACACCAGAAGAGCCATTGTCAGCATCGTACTCATATTGTATATATTTTTCTAAGTATTCTTCATACGAAAGTATCCGCAGCTTTCTGGTATCGTTGCCTAACGTAGCATCTTCTTTAATTCTAAATGTGTTTGCATCAATAATTTTAGCGTCGTCAGGATTACCATATCGGACTGTATTAGCTGTCACAACATCTTCTTGTGTTACGTGATTAAACGGCCAGTTATATTCTGTCTGGTTGATATGCCTAATAGAAGAGTTGACGGCATCTTTGGCATGTGCATAAAAACCCACAGACGATGCAAAGTTAGAAGAGGTTAGCTCAACTTCATTGAGCCGCCTATTAATTTGATTTACTAGCTCAAGATAATTGTATGCCATTATTTTTCCCTCACTCTAAGTTTTACTGATCGTTCTGCTTGACTACCTGTTGAATCAGTTATATTGCAAAAGAACGTATATTCAAGGTTGTTCGTGCCAGAGCCTAGATTAATTGTAGCCGTTTTGGCATCACTACTAATAGTTTGAGAAACATTTTGAATACCGTTTACTGTTGCCCCACCAGCTATACTTGTTTTTACACCGCTAGAATTGTTTACGAACCAAGCCACGCTACTTATAGTAGCACTGCCTAGAAAGCGTGACCAATCTATGCTGTAGTCAAGCTGTTCATCTGGGTCTTTATTAGGCCATCTAAATGACATTGAATACTCCTATGCTGCCTCTGCAGTTCTTTCTGCGCTAGTTGATCTGCGCGGTACATATACAGTTCTATTTTCTGACGCTACCATTACTGTGCGATCACTACTAGTAGTTTGCTTATCTATAAACGCGACTCTAGATACTTGCGCAACATGAACTTCACGATCTTGTGACGTTGTTCTACGTGGTACATATACTACACGTCGTCTATCAAATTCGTCACGAACCGCATTAAAGTCAAACGTAATGCCAGCAGCACTGACATCGTTCTTAGCGGCAGTAGAATTAACACCAGTTACAGAGGTGTTAGCCTTACCATTTGCCGTAACATTATCATTAGCAGCGGTAGTATTAACACCTGTAATAGCAATGCTAGAGTCATTACTTGCTACTACCGCTTCAGTAGATGAAGTTGCATTTACACCTGATAGATGTGTGCCATTGTTAATAGCGCCGACAGCACCATCAGATGCAGTTGAATTAACGCCGGTTAGAGTTGCTCCATCTGATACACTCACAGATACATCACTATCTGCTGCTGTGGAGTTAACACCCGTCAGTGTTATAGCAGAGTCGTTACTAGGTATAACTGCAGTCGTAGCAACGGTAGTGTTTACACCTGATAGATGACTACCGTTGTTAATAGCACTTACAGCACCGTCTGCGGCAGTTGAGTTAACGCTACCTAGAGTGACATTACCTATACCCGATGAGGTAACAGAATTATTTTCGGCAGTAGAACCGACACCCGTTAGTACAGTCGCGGAGTCGTTGCTGGCAATAACAGAATTATCTTCTACAGTAGAGTTAACGCCAGCTAAATGACTACCGTTATTAACCGCGCCTACGTTGCCATCCGCTACAGTAGAGTTAACACCTGTAAAAGTAGTGTTACCTTTACCTGATGCGGTAACAGAATTATCTTCTGCGGTAGTGTTTACACCCGTAAGAGTGACGCCATCAACAACGGATAATGTAAGTGTGCCATCTGCTGCCGTAGAGTTGACACCGGCAATCTCAACAGAAGATGCATTACTGGCTGTTACATCATTATCTGCTGCGGTGGCATTTACGCCTGTTAGTGCTATTGACTTTGAAACACCTACAGATAAAGAACCATTAGAAGCAGTAGAATTTACATCTTGAATTGCAATAGTAGAGTTATTACTAGGTATAACTGCACTAGATGATGCCGTGGAGTTTACAGAACCTAGAGTAGTTTGGTTGTCTGTAAAAGTAGCAACTGAACCTTTAGAGGCGGTTGAGTTAACTCCTGTTAGATGACTGCCATTGTTTACCGCACTAACTGCACTATCCGATGCAGTTGAATTAACTCCTGTAATTTCAATACTAGAGTCATTGCTAGATGTAACCGCACTAATAGCAGAGGTTGCATTAACTCCAGTATTTGTTACGGAAGAAAAATTATTAGCTGTTACTGACCCATCTTCTACAGTAGAGTTAACACCTGTTAGTGTAATTGAATCTGCTACACTAACTGTTACAGTGCCATCACTGACAGTAGAATTAACACCTGTAACAGAGGTATTACCTTTGCCACCAGCGGTAACTGCGCCATCAGAAGCTGTGCTATTAACTCCGGTTAGCGCAACCGCTTT